CATACATTTAACCTACCAACAGCAAGCGCAAGCAATAGGGGTGCGCTAAGTTCGGGCGATTGGACAACATTTAACGGCAAGTTCAACACACCAAGCGGCACGACCTCGCAGTATGTTCGTGGTGATGGCAGCCTTGCGGCTTTGCCTTTCGAGCTTGTGGTGGCGGCATCGGATGAAAGCACAGCACTCACAACTGGAACGGCGAAGATAACTTTCAGAATGCCGAGGGCTGTAACACTTACAGCGGTTCGGGCATCGCTAACTACGGCTCAAGCAAGTGGCAATATCTTCACGGTGGATATTAACGAAGCAGGCACGAGCATTCTAAGCACTAAGCTAACAATCGACAATACCGAAAAAACAAGCAGCACGGCAGCAACGCCGCCAGTAATTAGCGACACGGCTCTTGCTGATGATGCAGAAATGACAATTGATATTGACCAAATCGGCAACGGCACAGCAACAGGATTAAAAGTAACGCTAATAGGTACACGCGCATGAGTTTTATAATTAACCCTTACGTTTATGCAGCACCACTTGACCCCGATTGCGCTGCCTTTCTAACTGCCACAGGCATCACCAACCCGACCATATCGGGCGCTGTTTGCACGTTGGTAACATCGCTTAAGTCCGCTAATTTATGGACTAAATTAAATGCTATTTATCCTTTTGTGGGTGGTACTGCAACAACGCATTCATTTAATTTGCGTAATACAGCACAATATCAAATATCTTGGAGTGGTGGCGTAATTCATAATGCCAACGGAATTACTGGTAATGGCATTAATTCAACAGGCAATACAGGATTGAATAATTTAGTATTGAATAATAACAGCGCACATATCTCAAGTTATTCACGCACAAACGTAGACCAGTCAAGCGTTGACATTGGTAGTGGTGGGTTTACTGGAGGTATTCACCACAGCCCACGATGGCCGGGGTTAGGTGCTTTTTATCGAGCTTACTTTAACGGCACACCAACGGCTGCAAATACAAATTCGCAAGGATTGTATATAAGCACTCGAACGACATCAACAGCATCGAAGATGTATAAGAATGGAGCTCCAATTATGACTTCAAGTTTGGTATCATTACCGCAGGATAATAAAAATATATTTATAGGCTCATACGAAGGCAGCAGTCTTTTTACTACGAGAAATTTAGCCTTTGCTTCAATAGGCAGCGGATTAACTGATGCAGATGCATTATCATTTTACACCATCGTGCAAGCGTTTCAAACCACTTTAGGCAGACAAGTATGATAGTTTACAAACTCACACCCGAACAAGCCGAGCAACTCAAAGGCGTTGAATACATAACTGATATGACGTTTAACCCGATACAGGATGCAGACGAGAATTGGATTATTTCAGTCGAAGAGGTAACAACTACAACAATCGATTGGGTTAAGCAATTGCCAGCGATTGAATATATTCCAAAAGAATCCTTACCTTTGTTTTAAACAAACTCTTATCTTATGGCAGGCGTTAAAGTAACCGATTTAAACACGTTAGGCACGGCAGCCGCAAATGATATATTTTACATTGTTGATACTGCTTCGAACGAGTCCAAGCAAATTGAGGTCGGCAATGTTGTAAATCTTCAAACCGCTTACGATAATGGCAACACCATTAACGGCTCGAATGTGATAATCGAAGATTCAACTGGAGCTGGTATTGTTGCAATTGGAGAGCTTGCAGCAGATTCAAACACCGGCAGTGATATTGTTGCAATAGGCGTGCAAGCTGCTTCGGGTAATACTGGTGATGCTGTGTATGCAATAGGCAATAAAGCTGCATTAAATAATACTGGAAGTTCGGTATTTGCAATAGCAGGCTTGCAAAACAATACAGGAAATGATGCTATTTCAATTGGAGGCGGAGATAATAATTCTGGTGATGGATGTGTTTTTATAGGTGGTAATTCTGGAAATGATAATACAGGTCAGGAATGTGTATTTATAGGCAACGCAGCAGGCCAAGACAACACAGGCGACGATGTGATGGCACTGGGTAAAAATGCCGGAATAGCGAATGCCTTATCAAATCAGTTTATCGTAAGCCCTTCAAATATGCCATCTTATGCAGATGCCACAGCAGCAGCAACAGCAATAACGGTGGCACTTGGCGCAACGGCTGGTGATTTTTACCTTTACCACGACCAATCAGACGATACCATCAAAGCGGTAATCCCTGTATAATGCGCTCCACCTCGCTGCTTGGTCTGAACCTGATTAAGAAGTACGAGGGCTTGCGGCTTAGTGCCTACCTTTGCCCTGCTGGAGTGCCGACCATAGGCTACGGAAGCACGCGCCATCCGAACGGAAAGAAAGTTTTATTAGGCGAAAAGCTCGCATCTGAAAAGGAAGCAACGCAATTGCTACTCGCAACACTTGAGCCATTCGAAGCTGCGGTGAATAAGCACCTACCAAACTTAACGCAATGCCAGTTCGATGCGCTTGTGTGCTTTGCCTACAATGTTGGCGTTGGTGCGTTGGTTAAATCCACGCTGCTCAAAAAGGCCAAAGCAAACGCAGCCGACCCAAGCATATTGGATGAGTTTCTGCGTTGGAATAAGGCAGGCGGCAAGGTGCTTTCAGGGCTAACCAATCGCAGGCGCGAAGAGGCAAATCTGTACTTCTCACTTTGTAACTTCTGAGCCATTATTGCCCAAACACTCGCATGGCTTTCGCGTAAACTTACCTATGAGGAAACGCGCTACCAAACCACGGCGAATCATAGACATCATTGTTAAGCATTGGCGTGGCACAGTTGGCAGCCTTATGATACTTATTTCAATATTCTTGTTAATCTTTAAAGTCATATCGACAGAAACACTCGCGGCAATTGTAGCAACCCTCATCGCCGCTGGGTACATTCCAAAAGCCAAAGACGATGCAGCAAGTTCGTAGAGATACCGTAAAGATTGCACGCCATAATAAGGTCAACATAGACACTATGAGCTATGAGGTGGATACTACTTTCGTGAATGCTAACAAAGAATCGTATGAGGCAATTATTTCGGGGGCTTATGTTCACCCAAAACCCGAAATAGTTTTAACGGCATTCGACAGCATACAGCCGTGCGATGTATCTTTACTTGCAGAACCAACGTACTACACCGCCAAAACATACCCCGTAAGAAAACCGCAAGAATTGGAAACGCCTATGAATTACGATATACTTTTGAACGGAGTTGTTTTTAGTTTTACGCTTTGGCTTTCTGCTAAGTACTTAATAGGGTGCGGCGCGGCGTGGCGGTCGCTTATAACCGATTTGAGAAACGTTTAAACATTTAGTATAATTTAACACTATTGCTTAAATTTGCAATCGTGTCTACCGTCTACATTTTAGAAAATTCTTTAGACTTGTTTTACGTTGTTACCGAAACCGACGGTACGATAGTTAGCGCAAACGAACTTTTTAAGCATTACGCGAGCCATATAAAGCCGAAAAACATCGTTGACATAGTTAGCAGCCCCGAGGATAAAGAAACGCTAATAGAAGCCGTAAAAAGGGCAAAGGATAAACAGCCCGAACCATCGAGAGTTTACGCCCGAACCAAGCAAAAAAATTTATCGGAGCGTTTTAATGTTTGGAATATATATACAATCATGGGCGCGGTTCATTTTATCGGCTTTCAGTTAGTTGACGTAACGAGCATAAGCGCCCACGAACACGAACGCCAACGGGTATTGCTTGAGGAATTTCGGTTTATGCTTTCGCACGAATTACGGCAGCCGTTAACCTCTGTTAGTGGGCTGGTAAAATTGATAAGTAGCAATAAAGCGATTTCAGAAAGCGAACGGGGCGAACTTTTGCAGATGTTAGAACAATCGGTCGTAAATTTGGACGAAGCCGTAAGGGTTTTAGTTAAAAAAGCAACGCGTCAAATATGAATGATAAGCAAATAGATAAGCGGTTAATAAAAGTGTTACGAATTTACCTAACCGAACGCGAAATGCCGCCTAACGTTGCAAAAGCAATACTAAACGATAACGCAAAATGCCGTGAAAGAATCGACAAATACATCGCTCAATTACGTTTGGCTTGAAAGGTTGCTATTTTTAGCGATTTTAAGCCTTTTATTAGTGCGTTCGTGCAATCAGCAAGCGCAAACCACACTAACCGAGCAAACGTTCGTTAAAACGCACGTAAATGATTCGTTAACGATATACACGCAAGGGCAAAAAATCGAAGAATTAAAAGACTTAACCGAAAAACTGCGAATCGATAAGCCAAAAGCCGCGGTCGAGGTCGTTACGCGCACCG